TGCCGTGCGAGTATGAAGAATATAAAAGCGAAATCAGTGCAGGCGGTGGCGGAAATGTTTGAAATGATGCCGGATAGACCGGACTGGGATGAATATGAAGCGGAGCAAGAGCGGGTGCATCGTCACAATAAAAGGATACAGAGAGAATATGAAAGATTGGAATATTTAGCAGAGGAGCAGCGAGATGAAGCAGAAAATTATTGATTTACTTTTAGAAACAGAGAGACCAGGTATAGGGAATTTGTGCCAGCACATGGAAGAGATAGGGTTCTTCTCAGCACCATGCTCTAGCGGAAACCATTTAGCGTGCGAGGGCGGTTTAGCAGAACATTCATATAACGTATACCGTGTGATGAATATAGATGCCGCGTGCAAACTTAGCACAGATGAATACAATGCAATGAGGGATGCGATTATTATTACTTCCCTGTTACACGACCTTGGTAAGTGCGGTGATCATGGCAAACCGGGCTATGTACCAAACATGATTAAGGATGGTAGACCTACCAAGAAAAATCCGGAACAGAAATACAAACAGAGTAAGGACAAGCCATTTAAAGGAAATACAGACCTTATGTATATTCCGCATGAAGTGAGAAGTGTTGCGATTGCAGAACGATTTATTTCTCTGACAGAGGAAGAGGAGTTCGCGATTCTCTATCACAACGGGTTGTATGGAGATTTCAGATATGCCATTTCTAGCAAAGAAACACCGCTTTACTTATTGCTCCACCATGCAGATATGTGGGTGAGCAGATATGTGGAGGATGAAAAACAGTCAGAGTGAATAATGGGACTGCCATTCTAGACAGTCAGATAGGAGACATATGGAAATTGTAATTAGAGCAAAGAAGAAAAAGAATTGCACAATCGCTAGAAGAGCAAATGGAGATGGCGTTGTAAAAATTGATGGAGAAGCATGTGATGATTTAGAACGTGTACAGAGAGAATTAAGTGTAGATATATCAATTCGAGAGCTTGCATCGCTGCTTATTAAAGAGGCGTGTAATCATGCAATTATTAAGGTTGAGGAGGAAGAGGAATAATGGCACAGTTATTAGGAATTATGGGAGAGCCGGGAACTGGAAAGAGTACATCTCTTAAAAGTCTTCCACCAGAGGAAACATATTATTGCGACTGTGATGGAAAAGGCTTGAACTGGAGAGGATGGCGGGAACAGTACAACGATGCCAACAAAAATTATCTTAAGTCGAGCTTTCCGCAGGTGGTGCTTAAATACATGGATAATATCGCAGAGAAAGCACCGCATATTCATTATTTTGTAATCGATACTATGAACAATCTTATGGTGTCGGATGAAATGAGAAGGTGCAAGGAAAAAGGATATGACAAGTGGATGGATTTGGCAGCATGTGTATGGGACATGGTAGATAGACCGAGTACATATCGCGATGATTTAACAATTATCCTGTTATTCCACACACAGACGGAAATGACGGATTTTGGATATGAGTTTACTCGAATTAAGACTAATGGCAGAAAAACAGAAAAGAACAATATTGACAGTAAATTTAACTGGTTACTTCGTTCTGTTAAGCAGGATGATAAGTACTACTTTGAGACAACAGCACATAATTCAACTGCTAGAACGCCATTGGAAGCATTTGATAAAGAATACATTCCTAATGACATTATGGAAGTCATTGAGGTAATGAAAGAATTTTAGGAGGAAATTAATATGAAACCAGTAAAAGGGTATGCAGAAGCACAGACTTATACAGAAACAGAAAGACTTCCGGTAGGAGGGTATATATTAAAAATTCTTGATGTCAAGATTGAAGACAATTCCTCTAAAGGATATAACGACAAGCTGATACTTTCCTTCGATATTGTAGAAGGTGAATTTAAGGATTTCTTTAAAAACAATTATAAACAGCAGTCAGGAGAAGATAAGAAATGGAAAGGTACATTCAGAATCGTAGTTCCGTCAGATAACGATCCAAAAGAGGACGAATGGAAGATGCGACGTTTTAAAACAATTATGAGCGATTTTGAAGAATCAAATGCAGGGTTTCACTTTGATTGGGACGAGCAGAAACTTAAAGGCAAGCTAATTGGTGGAATTTTCAACAATAAAGAATATGACTTTAATGGAAGACATGGATTTTATACGCAGTGCAAGGTACTTACTGCGGTTGAAAAAATTAGAACTGGAAAATTTGCGATTCCAGAAGATGATCTTCTTAAGAATGGAACAAATAATACTTCGCAAACAAGACCGGATGCAGATGGATTTATGAATATTCCAGATGGAATTGATGAAGAGTTACCATTTTAACAGGAGGCAGGTTGTTTGAATCATTTTGATATTGAACGCTCCTTGGAGTCTATGAAACTGCTTGTGGACACCAGAGAACAGCCCACAGGGCGATATAAAAAAAGAATTGAGCAGATAGGGCTTCCACATGAGCGAAGAAAACTTAATTATGGCGATTATTCTTGCGAGTGTACTTTACCTGATGGAACTATTATTGATTTTTCGAACAAGGTAGTTATTGAACGAAAAATGAGCCTTGATGAAGCCTGCATGTGTTATGGAAAAGAGCGAAAGCGGTTTGAAAGAGAGTTTGAACGTGCAAAAGTAGACGGATGTAAGATATATCTTTTAATTGAAGATGGGAATTGGGAGAAATCTTATAACGGTAAATATCGTAGTCAGCTTAATCCAACGGCATTAACGGCTAGTTTAAATGCTTTTAGAGCTAGATACGGTATGCAATTGGATTTCTGCAAAGAGGAGACAACGGCAAAGTTGATACATGATATTTTGTATCGTGAATTAAAAGAGTACTTGCAAAACATGGAGGCTTTAAATAGTGACAGCTAATGAGATTAAGCAGCAATATTCCATGAGAGAAATAGTGGAAGGATATGGTTTTAGACCCAACAAGGCAGGGTTTATTCTTTGCCCGTTCCACAAAGAGAAAACTGCATCAATGAGGATTTATAAGGATTCGTATAACTGTTTCGGGTGCGGTGCTAATGGGGACATCTTTACATTCATTCAGGGGATGGATAGTTGCGATTTTAAGACAGCTTTTTACTCATTAGGTGGAACTTATCAAAAACCGACAGATAGTTCCAAATTGGCTTTATACAGACTCAGGAAAGCCAAAGAAAACAGAGAGAAAAAGGAAGAACGGCTAAGGGCAAAGATACAGTTTAATAATATGCTGATTGGCATATATGTTACATGGTTAAAACGATTAGAGCCTATGTCGGATGCGTGGTGCGATTGCATGAACGAATATACGAAATGCTTAGGCATTGATGAAGAATTACAAAAAGAAATGGAAGGAGGTGTGCGGCATTGAAGCCATTAAAAGAATATGACAAGGATTCTATTCTGTCAGAGGAATTGTTTAGTGAGATTTTCAATGAAGATGATATCATTCAACGTTCTTATATGATTGCAGAATTATCACTCAAAGCAAAGGAGCTGAATGTTAAAGGACAGTTTGATTTGATATTAAAGGCTCATGAAAAGACTTTGCGAGAAGTGGCGAAGGAAGAAAAGCGTCAGTCTTATAATTCACCGGCAGTGCGAATGACAGAGTTTCATGTTCCGGCAGGTGGACGTTATCAGAACATGCAGTGCGGTTCCTGGGTGGCAAATGAGAATGGAATTGTGTCATATAACGTAATGGGAATGGAGCTTAGAGCCAGCAGACAGCCAATCCTTCCAGTAGAACGATTAGAGAACATTGAGACCGGCGAAGAGCAGATCGTATTGGCATTCAAGCGGAATTACCGGTGGAAAGAAATCACCGTTGCAAAAGATGTAGTAGCAACTGCCAGTAAGATTGTGGCATTGGCAAAGTATGGTTTATCCGTTACCAGCGAGAATGCAAAGCATTTGGTTAAATACATAAATGATGTAGAATCGCTAAACAATGATGACATTGAAATAAAAAGGTCTAGTTCTAAACTTGGGTGGCATGAAAATATGTTTTTGCCTTATCAGGGAGACATTATCTTTGACGGAGATACGCGATTTAAAAGCATATTTGAAGCAATTCATGAGCAGGGGACAGAGCAGGTATGGCTTGACCATGTAAAAGAGATTAGAAAGTCAAAACGCATTGAAGCAAAGTTTATGCTTGCTGCATCTTTTGCCAGTGTTCTTGTTAAACCGCTTGGTACGTTGCCATTCTTTGTGGATCTTTGGGGAGAGACAGAAGGCGGCAAATCGGTCAGCTTAATGCTTGCGTGTTCTGTCTGGGCGAATCCGGACGAATCGCAATACATAGGAGACTTTAAGACCACAGACGTAGCCTTAGAGGCAAAGGCGGATATGCTGAATCATTTGCCAATGATGCTGGATGATACGAGCAAGACTTCTGCCAGAATCAGGGATAATTTTGAAAGCATTGTTTATGACCTGTGTTCCGGCAAAGGCAAGAGCCGTTCCAATAAAGAACTTGGCATGAATCGTGAGAACAGATGGAAGAATTGTTTCTTGACTAATGGAGAGCGACCGCTTGCAGGATATGTGAACCAGGGCGGTGCTATTAACCGTATTTTAGAGGTTGAATGTAAGGACCATGTATTTGCCGATCCGCAGAGAACAGCAACGTTACTAAAGCAGAATTACGGTTTTGCAGGCAAGCAGTTTATTGGAATTATTGAGGAAATGGGAATTGACGCTGTCAAGAAGATTTATTCTGACTTCTGCAGCAAACTATTTGATTCCGACAAAATGCAGAAGCAGGCAATGTCTTTGGCGGTGGTTCTTATAGCGGATAAAATCG